ATGTATTTAACTATAAGAACTGCAGAAAACATAAGCTTAAGAGTTGCTGACATGTTAAGCTTTCCGCTTACTAAAAATGCTTTAATGTCTTCTATAAATCAATTTAACGTTGCTACGTTAGATGAAATAGATAAATTAAACATGCATGAGTTTGGAATATTCTTAGACTTAGAACCAGATGAAGAAGAAAAGCAAAAGCTAGAGCAGAATATACAAGTGGCTTTGCAAACAGGTCAAATAGGTTTAGAAGATGCTATTGATATTAGGGAGATAAGCAACATAAAATTAGCTAATCAATATCTTAAGTATAGACAAAAGGTTAAAGCTGAGGAAGCTCAGCAAGCTCAGATGGCTAACATACAAGCGCAAGCACAGGCTAACGCTCAGACTGCAGAGCAAACTGCTTTAGTTGAAACTCAAAAACAACAAGTATTAACAGAGCAGAAGATGCAACTTGAACAAGCTAAGTCTCAATTTGAAATACAAAAAATGGAGATGGAAGCTAAAATCAAAAAGCAGTTGATGGAGCAAGAGTTTAACTACAACATTCAGTTAGCTAAATCTAGAGTTGATGCTGAAACTACTAGAGAAAAAGAAATAGAAAATCGTAAAGATGAACGTGCTAGAATTATTGGCACGCAACAATCTGAAATGATATCACAAAGACAAAACGACGAATTACCTAAAAACTTTGAGTCTGCTGGTAATGATTCACTTGGAGGATTTGGACTAGAACAATTTGAACCTCGTTAAAAAAAAACTTTTAATTATTTAATTATATTATATTATGTCAGAAGAAGTAAAACAAGAAGGAGAGTTTAAGATGAAAACTCCTTCTAAACCTAAAAACTTAGGTAAAGCAAATGAAGTAACTAAAGTTGAAATACCAAAAACATCGGTTGAAGCGCAAGGTGAAGTTATACCTGAAGTTACTAAAGTAGAAATAAAAAAAGAAGATGCCGTTCAAACACAAGAGACAGATGATAGCAATGCTATTGTCGAAAAGCCCGAAGACAGTGGCGACAGCAAAGAAGTGGTTGAAGAATTACGGGCCACCGAAGAAGCAGTAGAATCTCCATTAACATTAGTTGATGAAGAAGAAGTTAATGAAACTGTACAAGCTGTAGAAAAAGCTGTAGAAAAAGCGGAGCAAACAGGTAAACCGCTACCAGAAAATATTGAAAAGCTAGTTTCGTTTATGGAAGAAACTGGTGGTACAGTCGCTGATTATGTGCGGCTTAACGCAGATTACTCTAACGTAGATAACAATACGTTAGTTAGAGAATATTATAAACAAACACGACCGCATCTTGATCATGAAGATGTAAGTCTTTTATTAGAAGACTTTGATTATGATGAAGAATTAGACGAGGATAAAGATATACGCAAGAAGAAAATTGCGTTTAAAGAAGAAGTTGGAAAGGCCAAAAGCTTTTTGGAAGGACTAAAGGGTAAGTACTACGATGAGATCAAGTTGAGACCAGGCGTAACCCAAGAACAACAAAAAGCTGTAGACTTTTTCAATCGCTATAGTGAAGAGCAAGCACAAGCAAAGAAGGTTAATGAGGATTTTTTAAACAAAACATCTAGTTATTTTTCAAATGATTTCAAAGGTTTTGATTTCAACGTTGGAAATAAAAAGTTTAGATATGGTGTAAAGAATCCAGATCAAGTGGCTAAAGAGCAAAACGACATAAGTAATTTCATTAAGACGTTCTTAAATGATAAAGGAGAGGTTGTTGATGCACCAGGTTACCACAAAGCTATCTATGCTGCTAAAAATGTTGACACTATTGCTAACCATTTCTATGAGCAAGGAAAAGCTGACGCTGTTAAAGACGTAATGGCTAAGTCGAAAAACATCTCGACAGAACCAAGACAATCAGCACAAGGTGAAGTATTTGTTAATGGATTAAAAGTTAAAGCTATTAGTGGTGTTGACTCTTCAAAATTAAAAGTTAAAAAAATAACAATCAAAAAATAAAATAAATAATTATGGCTGTAAGTCCTTTATTTGGGAGTATTGTCCCAAGTCAATCGCAACAATTGCTAGATACTAACTTCCTTTCGTTTAACGGAGGATCTGGTGCTGGCGATTCTGATACATTCGCACAACAGTATCTACCTGAGATCTACGAACAAGAAGTAGAGCGCTATGGAAACCGCACGTTATCTGGTTTCTTACGCATGGTAGGGGCTGAAATGCCTATGACTTCTGATCAGGTTATCTGGTCTGAACAAAACCGTTTACACATCGCGTACGACGACTGTATTAATGATGGTGCTAATGGTATTACTATTCCGCTTCAAGCCGGAGTAACAAATGTTATTTCTGTAAACTCTACAGTTGTACTTATTGATAAGCTAGGTGCTGAGCTAAAAGCTGTAGTAACTGGTTCTGATATCGGTACGGTAGGTGTTGGTGCTGTTGTAACAGTAGCTCCTTATACAGCTACAGATACATCTAGTCTAGCTGGAACTGGCGTAAAAATGTTTGTATACGGTTCTGAATACGACAAAGGTTCTTCTACACCAAATTACTCAGCTACTAATACTAGTGGTTATGTAAGTGTAGATCCTTCTTTTACTCAATTTTCTAATTCACCAATTATTATTCGAAGCAAATATGTTGTTTCTGGTTCTGACACTGCTCAGATTGGTTGGGTTGAAGTTGCTACTGAAGATGGAACTGGAGGATATCTATGGTATCTAAAAGCTGAATCTGAAACTCGCCTACGTTTTGAAGATTATCTTGAAATGAGCGTAGTTGAAGGTGAAAAAGCTGTCACGTTCCCTGATGGTTCTAAATCCGCTGCAGCCGCTGCAAATTTTAAAGGTACGCAAGGTTTATTTTCTGCCATTAAAGACCGTGGTAATGTAGAAGCTGGTTACAATGCTGCTGCAAACGCGCTAGGTGAATTTGATAACATCTTACGTAACTTAGATACGCAAGGAGCTATTGAAGAAAACATGCTTTTCTTAAACCGTGAAACTGCGCTAGGATTTGACGATATGCTCGCTGGTATCTCTAGTGGTAGCGACGGTGGTACTGCTTATGGTTTGTTTGAAAACTCTGAAGATATGGCGTTAAACTTAGGTTTTAGCGGTTTCCGTAGAGGTTCTTACGATTTCTATAAGACTGACTGGAAATATCTAAATGATGCTTCTACCCGTGGTGCTATTGATAATGGAGCTGGAGGATATGGTGTAAGTGCTATTGATGGAGTTTTGATTCCAGCTGGTACATCAACTGTATACGATCAAGTTCTTGGTAGCAACATACGTCGTCCATTCTTACACGTACGATATAGAGCGTCACAGACTGACGATCGTCGTATGAAGTCTTGGTTGACTGGATCTGTTGGCGGTGCTTACACATCTGATCTTGACGCGATGGAAGTAAACTTCCTATCTGAAAGATGTTTATGTGTACAAGGTGCTAACAACTTTGTATTGTTTACTAAGTAGTAATTAGTTATGTAGTATTTACCCTCGTCTTACCGACGGGGGTAATTATTACTTTTATCAATTTTATTATATTATATTATGTCAAAAGAAAAAGAAGTCCCAAGCGTAGAAAAAGGTTGGGAAATTAAAGATAGAACGTATTTTGTAACAGGTCAATATAAACCACTAACGTTTAGAATACCATCTAAACACAGTGCAAAAAAACCTTTATTATGGTACGACGAATCAAATCAAACAACAAGAGAACTTAGGTTTGCTACAAACATGAACAGTCCATTTAAAGATGAGCAAAATGGAGAAGCAACTTTAGGCACTATACTTTTTAAAGATGGTGCGTTAGTAGTTCGTAAAAACCAGCAAGCTTTACAAAAGCTTTTATCTTTGTATCACCCTATGAGAAACAAAAGATACAAAGAGTTTGACTCTAAAATTGAAGCTAAAAATGAGCTTGATATGATGGAGTTGCAAATTGACGCTCTCAATGCAGCTAGAGGTATGGAGGTAGAACATCTAGAAGCTATAATGAGAGTTGAAGTTGGTAGCAAAGTTAGCACAATGTCTTCTAAAGAATTAAAAAGAGATTCGCTTATTTTCGCTAGACAAAACCCAGTTTTGTTTTTAGAGTTAGCTAAAGATGAAAACGTTCAGCTTAGAAACTTTGCAATATTAGCTACTGAAGCTAAAATTATAAAGCTAGCTCAAGACCAACGTTCGTTTACTTGGGCATCAAATGGTAAGAAGCTTATGAGTGTTCCATTTGAAGAAAACCCATACTCTGCTATGGCAGCTTTCTTTAAGACTGATGAAGGCGTAGAAGTCTTTAAGTCTATCGAGAAAAAGTTAAAATAACATGTAACAATAGTATAGGGCTCGTTCACTCGGGCCCTAATACTTAAAACAAATATAAATGGCAATAAACGTAAATACTGTTTACACGACAGTGTTGTCTATTTTAAACAAAGAACAAAGAGGTTATATAACCCCTGATGAGTTTAATAAGTTAGCAACACAGGTACAGCTCGATATTTTTGAAAATTACTTTGAAGATATGAACCAACAGTTGCGTGTGCCACAGACTGATAACGAATACGCTAATCGTCAAAAAAATGTAGATAATCTTATATCTATATTTAAAACAGTAGGTAATACAACTTATATAACCCCAGCAAATGCTGATGCTTATTTCTCACCTCCTGGTGATTTACATAGAATAGGTACTGTTATATACAATAACGAAAAAGAACTGCAGAGAGTAAGTAGAAATGATTTTCTACATATAAACTTATCTCCACTAACTAAACCCACTGAGCAATTTCCAGTATATTTATACGAGCAAGCTACACAAGGCACTGGCGGTGGTGGTACTAGTCAACCTAATATATATGTATACCCTACATCTATAAACAAATCTAGTGATATAACTATATCTTATATAAGAAAACCTGCGGATGTTGTCTGGGGCTTTACTTTAAATCCTCTTTTAGGTAACTACGTTTACAGCTCAAGTGCTTCTGTTCAATTTGAACTTGATAACACTGAGCAAGTTGAGGTTATATTAAGAATATTAGCTTACTCAGGTATAGTAATAAGAGATCCTCAAATAGTTCAAGCTGCACAACAAGCTGTGCAAGCTGAAGAAGTAAACTCAAAAAGTTAATAAATGTCATTACTAACAGAAAACAATAGGCAATATTACGAAGGCGCTCAAGGCTTTAGAGGTGATGGTGATACTAAAACATTTACAACCACTTTCAATACTGATTTAGTTTTTGGATCTGCTTTACCAGCTGATATAAATTACCAAAAAAATAATTTTAAAATATACACTAGCGCAACTGGTATACCTGGGACTTGGACTGAAGTTGTAGGTAATTACTCAGTAGCTAGAAACGTTATTACATTTGACGCCTCACCTGCTAATAACTTGTTTATCGTAGTTCAGCTTAAAAAGCTAGATGGTGGTAACTATGGTAACAACATTAGTGATAAAGCTTATGGTAATGTTGTAGAAGAAAACTACGGATCTTATGCTTATACAAAGCTAGGTGATATAGTTAATAATTTTTTAATAGCATACGTAGGTTCTGGTAAGTTAATACAAGACGTAAAAAGAACAGACGTTATATTCCATGCTAAACGAGCTATGCAAGAGTTTAGCTATGATACGTTGAAAAGCGTAAACTCTCAAGAGCTAACTGTACCTCATAACTTAAGCATTATACTACCTCAAGATTACGTTAACTACGTTAATATATACTGGGTTGATAATCAAGGTGTTAAGCATATTATAATGCCTAGTAATAATCTAACTAGTGATCCTTATAGTTTACCACTACAAGATGGGCAAGGGGTACCTACGCAAGATAACTTTGAAAACAATATTGAAGGTACATCAATAGTGGAAGATAGATGGAAACACAACTTCTTTAAAAATAACAAAGATTTAGTAGATAATACTATAGCTGGTTGGGAATATTACTATGGCTGGCCTGAGGTTGGTTATGGTCAAATGTATGGTCTTGATCCTCAATACGCGAATGCAAACGGTTATTTCACTATAAACGATAGAGAAGGTAAAATATCTTTCTCTGCAAACCTTGTAGAGAAAATAATTGTGTTTGAATATATATCGGATGGATTGTCTACAGACATTGAAACAAGAGTTCCTAAGCTAGCGGAAGAAGCTATGTATGCTTACATTAGTCATGCAGTAATTGCTAGCAGAATAAATCAACCAGAATATATAGTACAAAGATTAAAGCGAGAAGCTAGTACTAAGCTTAGAAATACTAAACTACGTTTGTCTAACATAAAGTTAAATGAAATAGTACAAGTTATGCGTGGTAAGTCTAAATGGTTAAAACACTAGAATTAAATGGCAGAAGTTAAAAACGCTTTTATTCAATCTAAAATGAACAAAGACCTAGATTCTAGGCTTGTTCCAAATGGTGAATATAGAAATGCTATAAACGCTCAGATAAGTAGATCTGAAGGTTCAGATGTTGGTGCTTTAGAAAACGCTTTAGGTAA